TTGAAAAGGATACTAAATCAATGTCGTTTGATCCTCCGTGGAATAATTCAGTTATAGGGTTTCTACCTGTGTTTGCACAAGAATTTCTTACAATCACAGTATCTTTATTAAAATATGTTCTAGCGATATTCATTAAACTTTTTATTTAATAAATATCTTAGTTAATCCTAATATTTGTTGATAACAATTTATTTAAATCAAATTTGAGAATGTCCGGTTTTGAATTAGCCTCTGTAGCAGGTAAACCGTTATATGGATGGTTATGATTAGCTACATAATCTCTTAGTAACTCCAAAAACTCAATTAAAAAATTACCTCTAATTAAAGGTTGTAAACTAGCGTGTACATTTCTAATTTCATTATCAGTTTCAATTATGGGGTTTATTTTTTTAATACCGTCAGAACCTTTTTCACCATTTTTATGTGAAATTATACTAATGAAATCTGAAAACAACATTGTGTGTGTTTCTGGAGCAATATTAGGGTTTACTGGTGAATTTTTTCTACTATCTAAATTATTATCTAAAACCTTTAATCTAAAATAAGCCGGATTAATATCATTTAATTTTAAATTAACCCCATCATTTTCAGCTAATAATTTACCAGCTCTAATTAAAACTTCACCACCTTTAAGTATATTACCGTTTCTGTTTTGAAAAGTAGGTAGTACTATATCCGCGTTATTTCTAGATTGTATCGCTATATCTAAAGGTTCAGGAAATCCACCGGTAAATCCACCTCTTTTTTTAAGATTAATTCTGTCTGTTGGGTCACTAGTAGCAAATATTAAAGCCGTATTCATAGTAGAACCAGCTGTATTGTAACTATCAAAACTTATTTTATCCCTTAAAGAAATTATAGGACCAACCCACTCTCTATTTAAATTTGGTTTTGTTGTATCGTATATTACTACTTTAACTATTTCATCTACTTTTGGTAAGACTTGGAAGTGTTTTGGTAAAAATGGGGTAGACCAAGGAATTTCAATACAATCAGCAGAATTTAAATTAGTATCTTTATTTGAAATTTCGTTTAATGTATTTAATTGTTCGGTATCAAAAATTTGTTCCTTTTCATTTCCCTGTTTTTTATATAAAGGTCTTACATTACCACCATTTTTTTTCCTTTCTTTACAGAAAATTTCCTTATTAATATCTAGATTAGGTATTCTAACTTTTATCCTGCCAGCATTTAAAGGGTCATCAATACTAACAACAACACCAACATAAACATTATTAATACCTGTACCGTTATCAAAATTAAAAAATGATAGTTTACCTTGGTTAGGTATTTTACCTCTAAATAAATTATCAGCCATTATTTTTTAATGTTTCTTTTATTGATTTCATCTGTTATTTGATTATAATCCATTTCTATTTTTGTCCAATAATCATATAACTTAACTATGTCATATTTAATTTTTTCAAATAAATCCCTCTTTTGCTTTTGTAATAAAAGTAATTCAGAGTTGGTCTTATTTTCAAGTTCCGATTTTTTCATATTACTGAATAATACCTGTGCCTTTTCCTAATGTCAAGGTTTGTCCAATAACAACTATAGGTCCACCAGCATTACCTCCTGTAGCCTGAATTGTTTGTCCCGGATATAAAGTAACAGTAATTCTGGCATCACTAATTAAAGCATTGATTATTTCTTGTACACGGATAACTTCCATTTTCTCACTAATGTTTTCTGACCCATCGTCTAAGTTACCAACAGGTGCACCAGCATCAGATTGTTTCCTAATAATTTCAGCAGCAATTTTAGTCGCTGATAACCCAGGTCTTAATGAAGCTGATAAGGATTGTACTTTTGTTACTGTTGGTGCCGGTAAAGACGGTATTTTGAATAGTTTTAATAAAGATTTTATTACATCAGCTGATTTACTAAAATCTATGTTAACATTTAAGTCAGCGTTTGGGTTTATGTTAGGTATATTAGCCATGATTATTTTTTTATTGACCTCTTATTAATGACGCTACATTCACATTCTCCAATAACCTTTTAGCAGTTTTTAAAATTAAAACATAATTTTTTCTTTGGTCTTCTTGTTCTTTAGCTAATCTCTTAGCTATAATTTTTAATAATTCTTTTTTTATTTTTTTAAATAAAAATATTAAAACCACTTTATATATTCTTTTAATTATACAAACAACTGGACCTTTTAATAATTTAATAAAATTTTCTATTTTACTACTAACTAAAGAATTAGTACCAAAATTTAAACTACCACCATTAACTAAATTTTCTGCTATCTGAAACATTAAAACAACAAACGGGTTGGTTACCACCATATTTGTGAGTATACCTGTAAGATTTTTCCATATTTCAGCAATTATATTATATTCTACATTTTTTTTATTTTCACTACCAATACCTATAGTAGAATTAGATATTAAAGTATCTGTAAAACTAACTACAGCCTCTTTAACTAAAGAAGGTCTTATATCGTTAATTTTAGTAAATGACTCGTCAAAAGAGTTTAAATCTATAAAATTCTCACCAATACCACACCCTAAACTAACTAAATAGACTCCATCATATAATTCTTTAGCAGTTTTTTCTATTTCTTCAGTTTCACTTTTTGTAAACTCAAAAAAACTATTATCATATATATTGGTTTCTGTTTTGGTTGTAGTTTCTTTGTCAATAATTTTTTCTACAGTTTTAGCTAATTTACGTTGTTCTAAAAACCATTCATAACTTTTATCTGAAACTGAGGACAGTGAACCAAAGGTTGAATCCATTATTTTTGTTAATAAAACATTAGGGGCTAAAATTCTTGTACTATTAAAAGAATCTCTAATTAATTTTTCAAATGTTACATTTGTATAAGAAGGTAATAGATTAACATTTAACGTTCCAGGTTGGGTGAAATTAAAATTAAATATACCACCATAAGAAGCATTACCTGTACTTGTTACTTTAGATAATACAGCGTTTATATCATTTGTTGCCTCACCATAAAAATATTTACCCATTTTTGTGTCAGCAGATACCTTTAATAAATTATTTATGTCAACATTTTTAATATCTAATTGTATAGGAAAAGTATCTGTTATACCACTAAAATTAAATGTATTAGAATAATTTTCTACCATAGTTTGTACTATAGATTCTTTTACATCCTTTTCCCATACATCGGTTTTAGATATAAACTTGGTGAATTCTTTTTTAACTTCACCAGAATCAACTAACATCACTAATAAATCTAAAAAAAATGGTATTAAATTACCTTCAGCACTTTTTATACTATCAAAAGATACTTGACCTTTATTTAACTTGGGGAAATTATCTTCAATGGCTTTAGATACCGCTATTTCACCTACTAACCCAGATTTATCATTTATAAATGACATTTTTATTTTTCTTTACCATCGTCATCTTTGGTCATAATACTCCTTAATAACTCATAGTCTTCAGGTGTTAATTGACCATTATTTGCCACACTATCAAGATTTTCTCCCTTAAAAATTAAAGTACTCATTAATTTAACTAGTGATAATTTCTTATCTATCGTACTATCAACTAGTTTTAGTAAGTCCGTGTTAGCTTTATTTAAATTTACTAAATCGTGAACATCTTCAACGTCTACAGATTTTTTGTTTTCGTTTATTTGTCTGATAGCAGTAGTACGTTGCTCAACAAGTTCATTGTAGGCTTCTTGAGCAACGGATAAAAAACTATCTGTAGTTAATTTTATGTCTTTTTTCTTAGGTCTTCCCATTGTATTTTATATATAAATATTCTAATAAGATTTTTATAAATCGTCCTTTAATATTTTATAAATCGTCCTTTAATATTTTATATATGGTTTTATAACGTTTCATAGCATTTCTAATATCTTTAGTGTTTAAAGAGGTCATGTTCCTCATATATAATAAAATTAAATTTTTATTATACTTCTTATTTTTACTAATCTCATCACTAAATATATTATCCCATTCATCTAAAATCTTAACTAAAGATACACCTACTTTTAATTCGTTTTCTGTTAAGATTTTATTGTTCATTTCTTCTTTTATCCCTTCAGATATTTTACCTATTAATTCCGTAAGGTCTAAATAATCGTTATCAATTTCATAACTATTATCTAAATCTTCTTCTATTTCAGAAGAAAAATCTTCATAAGGTAAAATTGATTTGATTTTTTTGTCGTCTTTTATTAAACGACCTAATAGATATCTTTTACAGATGGTACCAAAATAAGAATAAGATTTTTTATCTTTATCTGGTTTAAATTTATGAAATTTTATCATTAAAAATGATAAAGCATCTGAATGAGCATCCTCAAATGACATTGTTTTAGGGTAAAGTTTATACTTACGTATAATACTTTCAACCATTTTATCTAAAGGTATTTTTAAAAAATCCTTATAGATTTTATCTCTTTCTCTAGATTCTTCTGTACTTCCAGTCCACCTAAAACCATCAATGGCACTAGGGTCTTGTACCATAGTGCCTATTGATATGAATTTTCTTACAGCATCTTCTTCTTCAACGTCAAAGTAAGATTTTTTGTTACTAGGTTTTCTTCCTCTAACTTTTTTTTCTGACATAAGTTATGTTTCATCTATTTTTATTATGATGTTAAAGGTTAACAATTACATCGTAGATGATTCCATCTCATATTTTATGCCTCTGTCATTTTTGAAGTAACACTCTTTTTTACTAGTATTGAACCAAAATCTAGATTCTACTGGGTCAATAATTTTTCCTGGGATATTTTTATATTCCCAAAATAAAGAATCAGGTCTCATATTAACTTTTTTGTACCCGATTTTTGGGATTGTCATGATTTTTTTATCATAATAAGTTAATCTTAAAAGTAGTTCATAATTAAAGAACATTTTAATACCAGGTTTTAATCCCCCAACACTAGTAAATGAATCTTTTCTATAAACTCCACCTGATGTTTGAAAATTGGGGAAATTTAATAATGCGTCATTATCTAAAAACCCTAAATTTTCTGTAAAGTCTTTAGCCCACACAGGTTCATTAGTAAAATGGATAAATTGGTTGTCCGTGTTAACATCAAGAACTATCGGTAAGAATACGTCTACATCCTCATAACTCTCACTATATTTAGTAAAGTTATCAAACCAAATATTTGAATATACGTCATCGATTTCTAAAATTGAGAACCACTCTGTCTCAACTTTACTAACCCCAAAGTTTATTTGTGAACAAAAATCTGTTTCTCCTTCGTTTTCTAAAATAGTTACCTTATCAGATAATTTATCACCATAATCAAAAGATTCTAATTCATTTTTAAGTGTTTCATTTTTAGGTATGACAATTAATAATTTTTTTGGTAAAACTTTTTGTTCCCTAACACTACCTATTGCGTTAGCAAAATACGTTTTTTCAGATTCACCCAATGTTAAAATTGGTAATACTACAGTTACATTACTTTCCATTATTGATTAATTTTTTCTTCAAGGTTATCAACTTTATATTTAGATAAAGTAGTTTTAAATTCTTCTATTCTATTGTTAATAATTTCACTATATACTTCTTTAAGTTTTTCTTTTTGGATTTCTGGTGTATAATTACTAACTGTTTCTTTCATACTTTCTAAAAGTTCAGGGGAATAATTATCCTCTAACCATGCTTGTAAGTATTTAGATAATACATCTGGAATAGCGTTAATACTATCTACCCAAATACCATTTTTTTCATTCATCCAACCATTTAATAGATTAGGAATTTTACCAATTACTGGGGTACCACATTTCATAGATTCAATAGCAAAACCACCAAATCCAGCAATATCATCAACCCATACAGATACACAAGCTTCTGATAAACCTTTAGCAAAAACAGATTTACTCATACCTCTCATATCTCTAAATGTAATCCATTTTAAATGAGGGTATTTCAAGTAGAAAGTTTTAAAGATTTTAACTGTATCTCTTTGGTCTCTAGTAAAAATTGCTACAATTGGTTTTTTAGGTTTTTTAGGTTCAGAAAAATTTTCATCAACACTAACAGGTACAACATTAACTTTAACTGTATTATTAAAAAGACTTTCAATATATTCTTTTTGTGATTCAGTAGTTGTAATACAATCTGTAATACCATAATCTCTCCAACTTTTACCAGGTTGTAATGTTTCAGTAATATAATCGTATGACTGACACAAAACAATTCTTTTAGCCGGTAAATTAACAGTTTGTTCCATTACATTAGCGAAAAGTTCAGGGATTACAATAAAATCAGTTGTACTAACTTTAATGTTTTGGTTTTGAATTGATACGTGAGGTAAGTCACCATACTCTTCACCTAACCAATTTTTAATGAAATTAATTTGATTTTCTGTGTAATCATTTTTTTCATGTAGAATAGAGGCTTTATAACCAAGTTCATTTAATAATTTAACTTGTTCATAAACATAAGCTACAGAACCTACGTGATTACCTTGTGTATCAATCACAAAAAAATAAATAGAGAAATTTTTATTTTCCATTTTCTCTAAATTCTCCATTAAGGATTTTACGATTTCTTCTTTATTATCCATTTTTCTTTATTATTTTATTTTTTATTAGTGTATTAAAGGCTAATCTAAATGGTATAGATAATTGGCCTTCAAGTTTTTTAATTCCCATACTTTCATCTATGATACCATTTTCATTTAAAATTGACTCTATTAAAGCTTTAACAACTTCCCATTTAGCAACATCTATCATTTGTGGGTCGTGGGGTAGGTTTTCAATAGGTTCTTCACCTTCTTCTTCAATTTGTTTATTTAAAAGAAAATCAACATCAGTATCGATTCTAATGTAATCCGAAATTCTATCAATATCTATATAGAATTCTTCATTGGCTATATTAAATAATTGTTCCATGATTAATAATTAATTATAAAATTTGAGATGTAAACTTTTTAAAGTACCCAAACCACCTTTTCTTTAGATAAAATATTTTCTAAATTTTGTATAAATCCTTTATCAATTTCTTTAATTGATTTTATATCAATGTTAGATTGTATGTTTAAATTGTTAAATTCTTTGGTAACTTTAACACATATTTTACCTCTTGGTTTACTAGTTATAACTTTAGGATGGTCCGTAATCATAACATCTACATGGGGCCACACATTTTCATAATCTTTAACAAATTTTATATTCTGACACATACATTTTGTTTTAGATAAAAAGAAGAATGTAGAAGGTATAGACATACCTATTTCTCTACTTATTATAATAAATTCGTGTTCAGGGTTTTCGATTATCAATTGGTTTAAAGTTTCCATAGCAGAATGAATCTCTTCACCTGCATAACCAAAAATTTCTAAAGTACATTTTTCATAAAGAAATTCCTCAACTGTAACTTTATTAACGTTATTATTAAAAGTTAAATCTTGTTCTTCATCTAAGAATTTTTCTTCATTAAATTCAGGGTTAAATTCTAATTCTGCCTGTTTAGTTTCTTCTTCAGGAAAATGTAACCATTTATCAAAATCATAATCTTTAATTTTTATTTTCTCATCCTCTTCAGATGGGAAATATTTTTGGTGAGTGTCCTCTATTTTACCAAAAAGATCACGTAACACACCGTCTATAGATAAACCAATTTTCATTATTAATTTCTTCTTTTTGTATTTGGTATTAGTCCGTCAGCTAAAGCCTTTTCGTAATTATCGATTATTTTAATAAGTAACGGGTCTCTAACAATATCACCCCTATCAAATCTAAAATGAAACATTTGGTCGTCTTTACCTAAAATTTCATTTATAAAAAATTCTAGAGCAACATATTTTTCATTGATGTCATTTTGTCTTGAGTCACCTATAATACAAATTTTTGAACCCTCACCAAACCTAGTAATAGTTGTCATTAATTGTTTAATATCAGCGTTTTGCATCTCATCACAAATAATAAATGAATGTTTAAAAGTTCTACCTCTCATATAAGCGATAGGTTCAAATTTAATCGTACCATTATCAATTAACATTTTAAGAGTTTTACCATCCATCATTTCTACTAGATTATCTAAGAAAGACTCCATAAACGGTTGTACTTTATCTTTTTCAGAACCTGGTAAAAATCCTAAATCTTCACCTGAAGTTTCTAAAGGTTTTACTAAAACAATTCTTTTAACTTCACCTTTTTGTAAAGCTTTGACTGCTGCCCAACAAGCGGTAAAAGTTTTTGAAGTACCAGGAGGACCAACAATAGTTGATATTCTAGCATCTTTTATTCCATTAAAAAGTTCGTATTGTTTTTCTGA